GAATGTCACTGAAGACCTTCAAGACGATCAAGGCGCTCACCCAGCTCGTCGGCGCTGCCGCTGGCGTGTACGCGATGAGTGAGGGTGCGCCACCGTTCGCGACGTTCGTCGTCATCGCGACCGTCATCAGTGGCCCCGAAGTGCTCGAGTACTTCATCGAAGCCCAAGGCGGAGGCACCAACGAGTGACCCCCGAAACAGCGGTGGCGTGGCTGCTCGAGCACCGCGAACTCGCCATCACCCTCCTTACGCTGCTCACCGGGACCGCCGGCAGCGTCCGTCACTACCGCCGCACCGGCCGCCTCCCACTCAGGACGCTCCCCTGGCGAGCCTACCGCCGGCTGTTCTACACCCTCCGCAAACGGTACTTCACCGTCCCCCGCCCCACCAAAACACCAGTCCACGTCAACGCGAGCATCGACGATGTCCGCCAGCGTCTCGGCGGCGAGAGCTTCGAGCCTGGGTGGCCGCTCTCGTATCGCTACCACGGCGAGGACCTCAACACGAGGCGGTACTTCTACGACCCGAGTCGCGAGCTCCCGCATCGGCAGCTCCACATCCGCGGCTTCGAACTCGACGACGGATCGGTCGAACTCCTCGCCCACGAAGAACCCGCGCCGAAACACCACCCCCGCGCCCACCTCGAGGAATCGGACATGCACGACGCCACCCCCTGGCTCGAATCGGCCTGGGAGTCGCCGGCGCTCGACCCGCGAACGTTCGACCGCCAACAGACCGACGACTCGTAGTTCTGACACACGTTCGGACCGGCAAACCAGCCACCTCTGTCGGTCGAGACACCTACTTAAAATACTAAAACCGTCGCGACGCTGCGCGACATTCCACCACCCATGAGCACCCGCAATCAACGTGTCACTCTCGCGCTGAAGTGGCACTATCTCGACAATCTCTCACCCCAGGAGGTGCGGGACCGCTTTGATGCCGAAGGTATCGCGGACCTCACGGTATCGACGATCCGGGACTACCTGAACGAGGAGCCGGAGGAGGCAGTTCTTGAGCAGATCGAGGCGGAGCACGCGGACGTCCGGTTGCAGTCCGCGGAGCGGTTCGAGCGGCTGTACCAGCGGGCTCGCGAGGCTGAGCATCAGGCAACCCAGGATGAGGCGGTTACGGCGGCGGCACCGAAGACGTCGGTCGTCCGTGCCAAGGAGGAGCCGCTGGCTGTGTCGGCGTGGGAGCAGGTCCCGCCAGGGGATGACCGACGGCCGGCGTGGGCGACCGAGCGCGACACGGTCGTGATGTTCACCGATGGGGCGCGGGAGCTCCACGCTGGGGATGAGTATCCGGTCGGCGCTCGTCGTGGTGGTGACCCTGCTCGAGCGGGGACGTTCCCGCAGTTCTATCAGGCGACCGTTGGTTTCGAGCGCGACCAGCCGGATCCGAAGGGTCGGGCGATGGCGCGCCAAGAGCAGGCGAAGTACCAGCGTGAGAAGGCGGACGTCCTTGGGGTCTACAGTACGGACATCAATCTCGACGTCGACGGCGAGCTGGAGACGACGGTGTCGCTCGACGAGGAGGCGGCCGCCGCTATCCGCGAGGCGACCAGTCCGACGGGTGGGAGCGATGAGTAGCACGCAGGGCACCAACGGTGGTGACGTCGAGGTCGACCTTTCACGGTCGGAGATTCGTGCCGCGTACAACCCTTTCGAGCATGGGTGCTGGCTGGCGTTCGCGAACAAGCTCACCGAGGGCTACATGGCCGCCGAGCACGACGACTGGAGTCCGCTCGGCGACCATCACGGCCAGTGGCTCCGGCACCTCGCCGGTGAGGCGGACGTCGACGGCGACCTCGCGCTGCTCTGCCACCGTGACGGCTTGAAGACGACCATCATCACCGCGTACGCCGTCGCCTGCCTCGAGTACCTCGACGGCTACCGCGTCATCTGGGCGATGAACACGATGGAGCAGGCCTACGAGAAGGCCGACCGCGAGCTCAACAAGTTCATCGAGCGCAACCCCTGGCTGATCAACCTGAACAAGCCCCGGGAGACCGACTCGAAGAAGACCAAGGAGTTCGCGAACGGCTCGAGTCTGATGACGGGCTGGCTGAAGGGCGCCATCGAGGGCGCCCGCGCCCACCTCCTCATCCTCGACGACATCATCAAAGAGCAGGGCGACGGCAGCACTCAGGGCGTCCTGAACTGGGTGGACGGCGTCGCCCAGCCGATGGTCAAAGACGACGGCCGCACCGTGATGGTCGGCACCCGAAAGCGCCCGGACGACATCTACAACCACTACCGCGACTACGAGGGCTACGCGCTCCGGGAGTTCCCCGCCATCCTCGACGTCTGGGACCAGGAGTTCAGCGAGGACGACGACCACCAAGACAGGCGGCCCGACCCCGAGTACTACACGGAAGTCCAGAACCCCTGGGGCAGTGGGACACTTCAGCTGCTGTGGCCGGACGCCCGCGGCCCCGAGTGGCTCGCGGGGAAACGGTCGAAGATGGCCGACCACCTCTTCTGGCGGGAGTACACCCTCACCATCCGCGGCGCCTCGGGCAACCTCATCTCGGCCGACGACGTCAACCAACGGGTCGAGGACGGCGGCTGCAGCATCCGCGGTGCCAACCCACCCTTTCGGTACCGCGCCGGCCAGGGAGAAACCATCGTCGTCGCCCACGACCCTGCCCAGAGTCCGACCGGCGACGACGCGGCGTTCGTCGTGTTCCGCGCCCGCGAGGACGGAACCCGGACGCTCCTGGACGCCCGCGCCGACCAAGGCCTCCAGCCCTCGGAGATCAAAGCCCAGCTCGCCGAGTACGACCGACGGTACGACCCGGCGGTCGTGGTGATCGAGGACAACGGCATGCAGCAGTACGTCGTCAACGACGCCATCGAGTTCACCCCGAGCCTCGCCTCGAAGGTCGTCGGGGTGTCGACGTCGGGCCAGAAGCACTCCTGGGAGAACGGCATCCCGCGACTCCGGACGCTCGTCGAGAACGGCGCGATCCAGTTCTACCGTGGTCACCAGCCCTGCGAGGAGTTCGTCCAGGCAGCGATGAGCCTCGAGCTCCAGGACGGCCGGCTGCAGGGCCACACGCCGGACCTCATCGCGGCGTGGTACATGGCCGAGCAGGGAATGCGGCGCCTCAGGTTCGACGGCGCCGGCGACGGCGAGGGAGATGATTCTGGAGTGAGCTACTTATGACGGATACCAATCCAGACGACGGCGGCGGTTCAATGGCAGAGATCCGCGTCGAGAGCGTCGGCGATAAGACAGCGCTCTCGAAGGCCGAGACGAGTACACAGCTCGCCGAGCGCCGCATCCGGAACGTCGGCGTCGGCGTCAAACCACCGTACAACCCCGACCGCCTCGCCAGCTTCCTCGAACTAAATGAGACGCTCTCGACGGGTATCCGGCGGAAGTCTCGGTACGAGGTCGGCTTCGGCTTCGGCATCGTCACGCATCCCTACATTGACGAGGAGGACGCCGACGAAACCGAGTACGAGGTCATCCGTGACTTCTGGCGCGGCCCGACCAGCCGGTGGCAGACGTCCGCCGACCGCTCTGCGGAGCCCGCGACCCCCGAGGAGGTCAAGGAACTCGCCCGCCAGGACTACCATCTCGTCGGCTGGCTTGCCCTCGAGGTGCTCACGAACGCCGAAGGGAAGCCGGTCGGACTCGCGCACGTCCCTGCGACCACGATTCGAGTGCGGCGTCCACAGGAGGCGCTCGGCCACAGTCAGGCCCAGCACCCCGAGGACGGCCGATTCGTCTCCGGGGACGTCGCCGGGTTCGCGTCCCGTGGCTACGTCCAGGTGCGGAACGGCCGGCGGCGGTACTTCGGCGAGTTCGGTGACCGGTATCGCGGCCTCGAACCCACGTATGTCGACAACGGGGAGGGTCCGCCGACGGTCACGTACACACCCACGGACGACGACGAGGAACCAGTCTTCGTCGACAAGGAGACTGGCGACGTCGCCGTCGGGAGCGCGGAGGCACTGGAGAACGAGCCGGCGAACGAGCTCATCTTCATCAAGAATCCGAACCCTCTCGAGGATGACTACGGGGTGCCTGACTGGGTGTCCGCGATGCGGACGATCAGCGCGGACGAGGCGGCGAAGGACTACAACCGGGAGTTCTTCCAGAACGACACCATCCCGCGGTTCGTCATCAAGGTGACTGGTGGCGAACTGAGCGAGGAATCCCGGAACGACCTCGAGCAGATGCTCGACGGCCTCCGTGAGGAGTCCCACCGCGCCGTAATCCTCGAGGTCGAGAAGTTCCAGCAGCAACTCGACGAGGACGTCGAAATCGAACTGGAGCCGCTGGGCCAGGGCATCAGCGAGGAGATGGACTTCCGGCAATTCCGGGAGAAGAACGAGCACGAGATTGCGAAGGTCCTGGAGATGCCGCCCATCAAGATCGGCGTCACCGACTCGGCGAACTACTCGAACTCGGGACAGCAGGACAAGGACTTCGCGCTCGAGGTGATTCAGCCGGAGCAGCACAAGTTCGCCCAGCGGCTCTACGCCACCATCCACCAGACGGCGTTCGGCGTCGACGACTACACCCTCGAATACGAGCTCCGGGGCGCGGACCAGCCGAAGCTGGAGGCCCAGATGACCGAGCAGCGCGCCCGCGCCATGCGGCTCTCGCAGGTCGCACAGGTCGACGAGATCCGCGAGGAGCTCGGCCTGGAACCTCTCGGCGAGCCCTACGGCAGCATGACCATCGCCGAGTTCGAAGCGGAGGTCGGCGGCGACCCGGCCGGCGATGGGGAGACAGCGGCCGTCCACGAGCCGCCGGAGGAGTACAAGATCGGCTCCCAAGACTGGTCGTCGGTGAAGAGCACGCTCGTCGAGAAGGACCCCATCGAGCAGGTGTCGTTCTCCTCCTCGAACCTCGACGAAGGCCTCTACGACTACGAAGAGCAAGTACTCTATCTGTCGTTCCTCCGGGAAGGCGGGCAGTCCTCGCTGTACGCGTACGTGGACGTCCCGGCCTCGGAGTGGGCAGGCCTGGTGAATGCGGGGAGCGCTGGCGGCTACCACTATGACTCGATTCGCCTCGAGTACCCGTACCTGGAGATCACGAACTTCCACGACCGCCTTCCGGAGGGGCCGACGCCCGACCCCGCGGACGTCCCCGACGACGTCCCAAACGACATCTGACCACTGGGGTCGCTGATGACCTCGGGGAGCGCCCGACTCCCCCGAGCGAGGCACGACCGGGCACCACGGACTTCTACCACACACCATGAGCGACAAGAGCAACAGCAAGCGCGGCGGCAAGCGTGGCGTCCTCGGCACCGGTCGTGCCCAGAAGCTCGACAAGACCAAGGACGCCCGCGACGGTGCCGCTGAAGACGACGAACAGGATGAGGGGTGACGCATGCCCCCGCTGACAAAGGCCGGTGGCGAGGCGTTCCGGAAGGACGTCGAGTTCGCCGAGAAGGACGACAGCGAACAGATTGCGGCCGGCATCGTGATGGTGCCGGACAAGGTCGACCTGCAGAACGACTTCGCTCGCGAAGAGACCATCCGGGGGTTCGCCGACCAGTTCGCGACGTTCGCGGAGGCCGGCGAGGCCGGCGGCGGCATCATGCACGCCGTCTTCCCCGACGACTGGCTCAGCCTCGAGCGCAACGAGGTGCTCGACGAGGCCGAGGAGATCGGCGGCACGGAAGCACCAGCCGGGGCGTGGGTCCAGGAGTGGCAGTACCACAACGACCAGCTCTGGAGCCTCGTCGAGGACGGCATCCTCTCCGGGTACAGCATCGGCGCTGATTCGGTCGACTGGAACGGCCCCTACGAGCAGGGCGAGGTCGAGGACGTCGACGCCTCCGAGGTGCCCGATGACGAGCCAATCTG